CTCAACTGCAACCAGGTCATCGTTCTCAACCTGTCGGCAGTGATCGTCTACTACCGGAGCGACCCCGGCAACGCCAATTCCCAGGTGCCGATCAACCCTGGCCAGGGCTTGCAAATCGGCGCCAGCCGGGGCAGCTCGCCCTTTTTGTTTCAGGCGGGCAGCGCAAATCCCGTGGGCTCGCTTCTGTCGAGTTCCGGCAGTGTGAACGTCACCATCGAAAGCCTGCAATGAGCCCGCTTCATACTTTCATTCCTGAGCCGGTGAGACACGAAGTCCACAACCAGGTGCAGATCGAGAATCCGCACGGCGAAAAGCATCTCCAGTGGACTCGCTGGCAGACGGTTTCGCTGTGGGTGATTGTGCTCTTGCTCTTGCTGATTTTTTTGCACGGGCACGGCTGGGCGCAAGGGCTCGATCCGCATCTCGCCAAGCATTTGGCGGACGTTGGGCTCAATACAGGAGTCCAAGGCACGTCGGCGACCTACCCGCTTTATGTCTACTGTGTCGCCTCCACCTGCGCCGGCGGCGGAGGTGGCGGCGGGGGAACATCGTCCAACTTCGGCGCAGCCTTTCCTGCGGCAGGCACAGCCATCGGCGCGGCGAATGGCGGCAACATGGTGAGTTTGAATGCGGACGGCTCAGGCAATTTGGATGTGAATCTGAACGCGAACAGTTTCGGCGCATTGGCTGTCACCGGAACTTTCTGGCAAGCCACCCAGCCGGTCTCAAATGCTGGCACCTTCGCCGTGCAGGCTGCGCAATCGGGCACCTGGAATGTCGCCAATACCGGGACCTTTGCCGTGCAAGCCTCACAGAGCGGAACCTGGAACGTAGCCAACACGGGCACCTTCGCCGTGCAGGCTGCGCAATCGGGCACCTGGAATATTGGCACGGTCACGACTCTCACCGGGATCACTAATGCTCTGCCCGCAGGCTCAAATACCATCGGAGCGGTGACCCAGGCGAGTGGGCCTTGGACGAACAATGTCACTCAGTTCGGCGGAACGAACATTTCGACCGGCACCGGGGCGAGCGGCAGCGGCATCCCGCGAGTGACGATCTCAAACGATTCCTCGCTGGCCGCGAATCAATCGGTGAATGTGAACGAGCTTGGCGGCTCAGCGGTCTATGTCGATCCCTGTCTGGTCAACACGCCAATCGCACTCCCCGTCAGCGAAGCGACCAGTTCCACAACCACGATCATCACCGGCACAGCCTCGAAACAAACCTATATCTGCGGGATTTTTCTGGTGGCGGCGGCAGCGACCAACATCAACCTGGTCGAAGGCACGGGAACGAACTGCTCTTCGGTGTCGGCGGGCCTGATCGGCGGCTCAACCGCTGCTACCGGTGCGAATCTCGCGGCCAATGGCGGATTCGTCGTGTTCGGCGGCGGCTACTGGGTGGCAAAAACCGCCACTCTCGCCGATAACGTCTGCTACATCGCTTCGGCAGGCAATCAGGTTTCAGGCGTGATCAAGTACGTTCAGCAATGAAGAAAGCCCTGTCCATTTGTGCGCTTGTGATTGCGCTCTTTAATGCTCAGGCATGGGCGACCTGGAGCCTGTCGCAGACGACGGTCTTCAACTCGACCGCCTGCGGGACAAGCGCAAGCACCTGCACCATTCCGGTCACCAGCACCGGCTCCGGCCATGTGATCTTTATTGGTCTGATGAGCGTGGTCGCATCGCAGACGATTTCGAGCGTCAGCGGTGGCGGAACTTATACTCACCCTTCTTCGTGCGCGGCGAGCGAATCCTCTACCGCACGCTCAAGCGACTGTGCCTATACCCTCTCAAGCACCAGCGGCACGACTTCTATTGTAGTTACTCGCTCAAGCACTACGATCGGTACGTGGAAAGTCTGCGCGGCGGAAGTTCAATCGTCCGTGGGTGTCGGTTCTGTTGATCCGGCCTTCCCGAATGGGGCTACGGCTTCTTCGACCACCGCAACCACCAGCGCGGTCGGTCCGGCTCTCAATCCAACCGGAAACAATCCACTCAACTTCCAGATTCTCGCCGGAGGCACCCCGACAGCCATTAACCAGAGCTATGTCGGAACCTTCGCTACAAGCGCGGGTTGCGCCACGCTGATCAACTCCGCCCCAACGGGCGGACCAACCTGGACGCAGGGCAGTCAGGATTATTCGGCGAGTGGGATCTCTGTCGATGAGTCTTCATCTGTGGCCGCCGTCCCCAAGCTAACGCTTTTAGGAGTTGGGCCTTAACCCGAATTCGAATTTCAAAGGAGAAAATACAATGGCATCCGGCAACTTCAACATGGAAGATCCGGCCAAGCAGGAACAGATCCGGCGCGGCCACCACGAATACATCCCCACCGCAGGCAAGCATGGTACTTACGTCCAGCGGCAATACAAGCACCAGGAATACCCGAAAATGCTCTGCAAACTCAGGAAGCCCGAGCAGAGGGATTTCCTGAAAGTGAATGGCGACTCGATTCCGGCCGAGATTGCTCTCCAAAGCTATCAGGCAGCGATGACCGAATGGGACCGGGCCATGACTTCTTCGGTTGTGAACAACAAAGCCGAAGAAGTGCAGTGGCTGAAGGCGAACGCGAGCTAAATGCCCGCGATCGTTCCAACCTCTACCCTCTCTCGCTCAGCGACCGACTTCATCAAGTCGGCGCTGCGCCTGGTGGGAGCGCTGCGTTCCGGATTGAATCTCCAGAATGATGAACTGACCGATTGCAAAACCGTGTTAAACGACATGCTGGATGCGCTTTCGGCCGAGCGCACCCAAATCCCGGCAGTCACCATTCAGACGCTCAATCAGAATCAAGTGCAGCTCGCGCTAGTCCCCAATCAGCAGTCGTACAAACTGGGCAATGTTAGCGGGACAGAGGATTTCCTGCTCGCCCGTCCTTCGCGGTTGGAGCGGGTCTCGGTTCTCTACTCCGCCAGCCAGCAGACTCCGGTTGAACTGGCAATGGAGATGGTCGACGACGTGGGCTGGCAGGCGATCGCGAACAAGAATACGCCCTCGATCTTGCCGCAGGTCTGTTTCGTCGACGAATCGAATGCCGTGTTTCCGGACATGGTGCTCTACTTCTTCCCCGTCCCGACGCAGGCAAACCCGGTCGTTCTCTATCTGTGGACCGTGCTGCAGCTGTTCCCGGATCTTGAAACTAAGTTCTTGTTCCCACCGGCCTATGCAGAAATGCTGCGCTACCAGCTGGCAGTCAGACTCGCGGCCGAGTTCCCCTGCGACCTTCAGAAGTTTCAGCTGGTTCAGAAGCTGGCGGACGAAGCGAAAGCCAGAGTCGCAGGAATCAACGTGCGGGCGAAAGAAGCGGTCTGCGATGAAGCGATCGTTGGAAGTGACGGTCGGATGGGGAATATTTACACCGGCGCACCGAATCGGAGCCTGAGAAACTAGCATGCGTTTCGGTTTCGTCGGTCCCGCATACGCTTCTCCCTCTCCGCTGGCTGATGCGGAAGCCCTGATCAACTGGTTCCCGCAGAAGACAGAATCTCCGAACGCACGCACGGCTTACCTGCTCTTGCCGACTTCAGGGCTTTCGGTGTTTGCGACCATGGGCGGGCCTTCGGTGCGCGGGATCTACCCGACGAGCGGCCGATTGTTCGCGGTCTCCGGGACGCACTTGTATGAATTGAGCGCGACCGGCAACGTCATCGACTACGGCGGCGCCGGAACCGCGAATAACAACATGATCGACGACGGGCTCCCGGCCACCATGACCGCGGCGGGAACCGTCGGCGGGGCAGCTGTAGGAAATCCGCTGGCAATTCAGCAAGCGACCATCTCCAGCCCGACCACCGCGCAAATCAAAGTCGCGTCGAATGCGGGGATTCAAGTTGGAGCCTCGGCTCTGATCGCGGGCATAACCAACCTGAATTTTGAGCAGCTGAATGGAACCTGGGTTGTAGCTTCGCTTTCGGGCGCGAACCTGATCAACCTGACCGTCGCAGGACTCACCGTAGAACCGCAAACCAATTTGACCGCAGGCACGGTTGTAATCACCACCGTCGGGGCGGGATCTTACCCGTCTCAACTCCTGATTGCGTCGGGCGGCAACCTTACCGTCTTTTCGCTCACCTCGAACACCTTCCAGCCCTTGACCACGCCACCGACCGAAGTTTTGATGGTCGACTTCCTGGACGGCTACTTCATCGCGCTTTCTGCCAACAATTCATGGAGCGTCTCAAATCCGGAAGATGCGACCACCTGGCCGGGGCTTTCGGTCACCGAAGTTCAGGTCTTCAGCGACCAGCTGCTCGCCTTGATTGCCGCGAACCGCTTGCTCTGTGTCTTTGGAGCGAAGCGGGCAGTCTTCTACTACACCTCAGGTGCCCCGATCTTTCCCTTCGATGTGTCTTCTGGCGGATTCATGGAGGTCGGCATCGTGGCCCAGTTCTCACCGGCCAGAGTCGCAACCCACAGCGGCACAACCATTCTCTGGCTCGGCGGCGACGAGCGCGGCCAGGGCGTAGTCTATGCAGCAAACGGCTTTATCCCGCAAAGAGTCTCAGACTCCGGCCTTGAATACTGGATGAGCCAGCAGGTGACCATCTCCGATGCGATCGGCTTCGCCATGCAGGAAGCCGGGATGAACTTCTATGTTCTCTGGTTCCCGACCGCGAACGCGACTTGGGTCTTGGATGTAGACCTTGGCTGGTGGCACCGCAAAAGCTCGCTGCTTGCGGGAGCCGAAGCCGCACACCTGGGACGCTGTCACGCCGCGGCTTTCGGCCTGTCGCTGATCGGCGATCGAAACTCGGGCAAAATCTACGTCGCCAGCTTCAACAACACAACCGACAACGGAACGCCCATTATCCGGACGCGAATCGGGCCAACCATCTCGAACGAAGGCGGCCAGCTGACCGTTCCGATCAATGAATTCCAAGTGGACTTTGAAACCGGCATGGGAGCGCAACCCCCCTTGACCGACAACGTCGGCAACCCGCGACAGCCCTTGGCGATGTTCTCCTACTCGGAAGATTTCGGGAAGACCTGGACACCGGAAAGGCTGATTCCGTGCGGGAAAGCGGGCGAGTTCAAACAAATAGCCATTGATTCCCGGCTGGGCAGCTGGCGGAGCTGGACGCCGCGAGTCAGGGTGTCCGATCCGGTGCAGTGGAGAGTGGCGGACGCCTATACCAATGGCACACAAGATCAGAAGAAGCGCCTGGCCAAGACCTTCGCGGAAATAACGTAACGACGAAATGGCAGTCGAGCAGCCAACTCGCGAACTTCTTCCGACTCTGGTACCGGCGGATTGGGACAGCGGCACATCAGCCCAAAACAGCGGCTTCAATCGAGTTCGCTACCTGCAATCGATCAATGACCTAGTGAAGCGGCCGCTGGTCAACCGGGCTTCGAGTTCAACCTTAGATCCGGCCATCCTGGCAGATGGTTCAGTCCAATCGTCGGGCGTAGGTTGCGCACCTTTGCAGCCGATGCGCTATGCGGAATTCACGGTCAAAGCGAGAGTCACTTTCAATGTCAACTCGAGCGGGCCTGCTTATGTCTATGTCTACCGCACTCTCGGATCAATCCCGCCGAACGGAGCAGCGCCGAATCTCGGAGATGTTTGCATAGGTGGCGATGCCTTCACCGGCGGCGCAATGACCGCAGGGGTTAATCAATCGGGCGCATTTTCCTATCTCGACACCGGCCTCGCGGTGAACAAAAAGTACAGCTACTACCTGGCGGTGATGGCCCCGAATGGAAACACCTTGAACCTGGTGAATTCTTCGCAGGTGCTCGCGATGGAGCGCAGCTGATGCCGGACCTCGTCGATGAACGCTTTCGGAATCTACTCGATCGGCATGTCGGCTTCGAGTTGTTTGATCCGAACCGGGCTCTGCTGCTGCCGACAAAGACCTACGTCGCGATCCACGGACGCTACGTGCTGCTCGGATTCAGCGAACAGGCCGACGCCGACGCCTTTTTCCAGATGTCGATCGACGCAACCCTAGAAAGCTAACTCAAAAATGCCTGCCTTTATTGGAATGGGGATCTCGGCCGCCGGGTCGCTGTTTGGCGGTCTGTTTGGCGCAAGTTCATCGCAGAAAGCCGCGCAAGAGTACGAGCAGGCTCTCCAGCAGGGCGAAAACTACCTCGAAGGCCAGGAGAAGCAAGGCCTAGCGAACTATTCGCCATTTCT